CCTTATCATTATTAGAAGAAGTTTTTATGGAAACTTCTAATGATAAAGAATGGGCTCGTTTATTAGAATCACAGAAAGATCATGATAGAGAAATTAAAAAATCTGATGATGATGAAAGAGAACAAGGATTTATGGTTCCAAATAAACCAATGTATAGGATATTTAATATTGAAGATATTGAAGAATTAAAAGGTTTTACAGGTAATTGGTTAGTACAAGAAAAATTTGATGGTATGAGAATACAAATTCATAAAGAAAATGATTCAATTAAAATATATTCTTTCAAGGGTAGGGAAATTACAGATAGATTCCCAAAACAAAAAGAAATATTAAGCGCAAAACATTTTGGAGATTGCATATTAGATGCAGAAGCGGTTTTATATAAAGGGGGAGAACCTCTACATAGAGCAGAAACAATTGCTTATGTTAATGGACGAGATGAAGGTGAAGTTAAAATACATGTATTTGATATAATGAAACATGAGGAAGAAAATGTATCAATGAATAAATTAGATGATAGATTTAAAACTTTACAACAAAATTTTGCTCCTCATTCAGACGATTATTTACAATTTCCTAATAAACAGGATTCTAGAATTGCAGATAATTTAGATCAAATAGCCGAATATGCTAAAGAAATTATGGAAAACCCTACATCAGAAGGGGTAGTAATTAAAGACTTAGCTTCTTCATATGTTGTTGGTAAAAAGAAAAATCCTAAATGGATTAAATGGAAAAAATTTGTTGATCTTGATTTAATGATATTAGATAAAAGAGAAAATAAAAATGGTACATTTAGTTACACTTTAGGAGCAGGGCCAATAGGTGAAGATGTTGATTATGGATCTACAGTAGAAATAAATAATGAATCTTATATAAATGTAGGTAAAGCATTAAATACTAAAAAAGAATTAGATAAAGGTTCAATTGTTAGAGTTAAAGTAGATGAAGTTAAAAAGAAAGGTAAAGGTTATAGTATTTATAATGCTCTTATAATTGAAATACCAGAAGTTGATTTACCAGATAAAGTAGTCACTTTACAATTATTAGCAGAAGGCAATAAAAAATCATTAGGAGATTATAAAGTACAAGCTTTAGAAAAAGGCTATACTATTACTGATAACATACATGGTGAGGCTATATTAAAAATAGGCGAAGAGAAAGAAGAGGTAGTTTTATATGGTTTTGATGAAGATAATTTAATGGCTAAACACGCTATTATTGATTTAGATATTTGGCGTGACGATTTAGCTAAATTATTAAAAGATGCCAGATCAGAATTTTTAAGTGAAGTTAAAATATTTATTGAGGGGCTACATGAACCTGAAAAAGAATATAGTAAATCCTTAGATGAGATTTGGGATTATATGTGGAAAAATCATAAAAGATTAATGCAAAGAAACTTTAAGGGTGATAAAGAAAACCAAAGAAAAGACTTTGAAAATAGATTAGGCAGAAATGCTGAATCATATGGTTTAGATAAAGAAAAAGATGAAGTGACTTCTGATACAGATATGTTAGATAAAAAATACGATACTCCAAATAAATTACAAACAGGAAAATTTATTTTTTCTAATAGAAAAGATGGTGATATAAATTTCTGTATTTATCTTGGAGATAATGAAATGTCTTGGAGAATAGAACAAGATGAATCAGAAGATTATAATAGATTAATTAAAGAGAATGATAAGTTTAGATCTATGATTGATAATAAACCAGAAAAAGAAGATATAATAAGAAAGGGTAAAGTCACATTAGGTTCACAACGAAATGGTTTTCATGAATATATATTAAAAGGAGATCAATTAAATATTAGATTATTATTTAGAATAGTACCTATTGATAATAAAGATCAATGGGTGGTATTTAGAGCAGATGATTTAGAGCCCACTTCGGATGAAAGTGATGAAGGTGTTTGGAATATTAATGAAGATAGGTATAATACTATTACTTATTTAGATAAAACAGGTAAGCCTTTATATATAAATGAAACTAACAAGAAGTGATAGCATGGTCAGCGCAGCCCTTAATTTACCTATGTTTGGAAATAACGCTACTTCAGGTGGCGAATTTGCAATTTTAAAAGCAAAGAATACTGATGATTTAATTATTGCGGGATATGCTTCTGTTGATGTAGTAGATAAACAAAATGATAAAATCACATTAGATGCTTTAAATGGAGCAGTTAAAAAATTTATGGGTAGCGAATATAAAAACGTCATGTTAACCCATTCTAACGTTCAAGTAGGTGAAGTATTAGATAATTGGCGAGATACTAAAGGCCGTTTATTAAAAACAGGCGTAGATGATGTTGGATTCTTTGTAGTAATTAAAATAAGAGATGATATAGAAAAAGCAAAAGAAGTAGCTAGAGAAATTAGAAAAGGAAAATTACGATCTTTTAGCATTGGTGGTCAAGCAATTAGAAAAAGAAATGTGCATGATGCTGATGTGGGAACATATAAAGAGATTGATAAGTTAGAGTTACACGAAGTAACAATTTGTGAAGAGGGTATTAACCCTGAAGCGAAATTTGATATAGTAAAACAAATGAATAAAGGTGACAAAATGTCAGAAGAAATAGAAAAAGCACTGGCTGAATTTAATGGTGTCCTATCGGAGCTAAAAAAGGAAGTTGGTACAATGCAAAAAGAGTTTGGAGAAGGGGAGGCACCGTTACCAGAAGATGAACCGGCGCCAGAACCGGAAGAAGAAAATGTCTTTACTGCAGATGATGAATCCGATGAAGAAGGAGACAATTATGCAGATGAGGAAGAAAAGGCTGAAACATCAGTACCTTTTGGGGGAAACCCAACAGGACAAGTTACTGGTCGTGAATATACTGCATCCAGTGGAGCAGCTGATTCAGATTTTAGTGAATGGAAAGCAAGAAAATCAAATAGTTTGGACAGTTTAGATCTTTCAAATGAAAACATTGAAAAGGCGTATGCTGAATTTAAGCGAGAACGAGAAGAATCTCGTGCCTATGATATTGTAAAGAATGAGTTTGAAACACGTTATGCTGCTGAAGTAACCGCAGAATCAGCACAAATTAAGAAAGAGAATTATGATGCGTCAGCAGAAGTAGAAATACTAAAGGCGCAATTTAGTGAATTAAGAGAGTCTTTAGAAAATACAGATAATGTAATTGCTAAAGTACAAGAACCAGTACAAACTCAAGTACCGCGACATATTGCAGAATCAGTTGCAAATATTGGAGATTTATCCTGGGCAGATTTAGAAAATCTCAGAAAGGAAATGGGGTACTAAGGGAGTGATTTAAATGACAGCAATTAATAGTATTAAAACATTACAAGATTTAGAAAAGGCAACTTATGGTGGTTGGGATTCAAATAGTATTTTGAAGGCTTATTCCTCCGTAACTGGAATACATCAAGCACACGAAGGCGGAGTTTGGGCAGGTGCTGGTTCATTAACCACACCAAATGTTTATAATTTAATTTATGGACAAAAAGTTTGGACTATGTTAAATAGAGAAATTAATGCTCTAAGCGTTCTACCAAAGCAAGTTTACAAGCAAAGTGGATATAGAGTACTTAAGACTCGTGCTCTTGGTGGTGCTACAAGCAGTTTTACACTAACTGACCAACAGAAGATTATTTCTGGTGGTGTAGCAGAAAATCAAGCATTTACTACTGAAGATGGAACAGGATCTGGCGGATATACAACTGCTGCTGCTGGTCTATCTCCAATTAGACCTGATTTTGATGTATTGCATATTAGTCCTAAGACTGTTGCTCATCAATTTGAAATTTCAGAAGTAGCTCAAGCAATGGGTTCAGTGGATGATTCATTAGGTGATTTGATGGCAGTTTATCGTGAAGAAATAGGAGTAACTCATGCAGAAGTCATGAATGCTATGGTTCTTCAAAACATTTCATCATACAATGCTCAAGACTTAACACATACATTAACAAGCCTACCTAAGTTAGTAGATAGTAAGGCACACTTAGACGCTGCTCAAGCATCTAATCGTGTATATACTGCACATGGTTCAATTAATGCGCGTCTAAAGCAGCTTTATGGATCAACACTAAGAACATCAGCAGCATCTTTCTTAGATTCTGTTGTTAATTATGGTAGTGATTATCAAGCAGCTAGCAGGAGAAATTTAACAATTAATACCTTGAATACTGTCCTAAGAGATATTCACACAGAAGGTGGATCTCCAAAGGTCATGGTTACAGGATAT